CAGATTAAAGAAGCAGCAGCAGCACTAACTACTGGTCAACGAGGTCGTGCAGTTCCACACATTACAGCAAGTGGACAGTACCCTAGTGATTCAGGTGCAGGTGTTCGTGGTACTCGCAAGCGTAGCAACGGCTCACGTTACTAATAAAAAATAATTTTTAAAACTACGTTAGGAGAAACACATGGCGCAAAGAAAAAAAGTACCTGCAAAACCAATGCCTAAACCAAAGGTAATACCAACCCCTAAGCCACCAATAAAGTATGACAAGAATGGCATTAGAATTCTTCCAGGTACAGGTAGCGTAACAAAAAATGAAACCTTTCCAGAACTTCGCAAGCCAGGTGGAATTAAGGGACCAGCATTAAAGCCTAGACCAACATCTAAGGCTACTGCTAAGGTAAAGATTCCATCAATGATTGGCAAGGCTACTGTAAAGTCTAAGTACACGCAACTTCCTAGAAAAACTAAGTAACAAAATAATTTTTAAAACTACGTTAGGACAATAATGGCATTATCGATGGAACAAGTAGCAGCACGCGTTGAAGCGTTGCGCTACCGCAATCACGAACGTGATGCCCGCAACCTAAGCGTTCTTGCTGTTCGTAAAGGACAGATTGCATCTGTATACCCTGAGTTTTTTCCAGAGGGTGTAGATGCTAACGTAGTCGCAAACTTTATTGATGTGGTGGCCCGTGACTTGTCTGAAGTCATGGCTCCACTACCAGCAATTAACTGTTCTGCTGCTAACTCTGTTAGCGATAAAGCACGTAACTTTGCTGATAAGCGTACACGCATTGCTGCTAACTACTTCTCCCACTCTGACCTATCTGTACAAATGTACTCAGGTGCTGACTGGTATCTAACATATGGTTTCGTTCCGTTCATGATTGAATTGGACGAAGAAAGCAAGTTGCCGCGTATTCGCGTAGAAAATCCAATTGGGGCTTACCCAGAATTTGACCGCTACGGACGCTGTGTGGCATTTGCAAAACGCTACATGATGACTCTTGGAGAACTTGTTTCACAGTTCCCAGAGTTTGAAACTCAAATCCTAGGACGTGAAGGCTATCAACAAGACCTACACTCACAGGTTGAAATGGTTCGTTACTTTGATAAGGACCAATCATTAATTTATTTGCCTAAGAAGGGCAATCTAGTTTTATCTCGCGCATTGAATCCAATGGGCAAGATGATGGTTGTCGTGGCGCGTAAGCCATCTATTGATGGTGAAATGCGTGGACAATTCGACGACGTACTCGGTATTCAACTTCTCCGCAACCGTTTCGCCTTACTGGCAATGGAAGCAGCAGAGAAAAGTGTTCAAGCACCAATTGTACTACCTCAAGACGTTCAAGAACTCCAGTTGGGTGGAGATGCGGTTATCCGTACCTCCAACCCTGCTGGCGTTCGACGTGTCGAATTAAACATTCCACAAGGCGCGTTTACGGAAGCACAACTACTTAACCAGGAACTACGCTCAGGTACTCGTTATCCAGACGGTCGTTCTGGTAACATTGATGCAAGCATCGTTACTGGTCAAGGCGTACAGGCTCTCATGGGAGCATTTGATACACAGGTTAAGTCAGCACAGGCAATCTTTGCATCTTCTCTACGCGATGTTGTTTCTCTTTGCTTTGAAGTAGATGAGAAAATCTTCGGAGAAGAAAAGACAATCCGTGGTGTAGACTCTGGCTCACCTTATGAAATTACATACAAGCCATCTAAGGACATCAAGGGTGATTACTCTGCAGATGTTCGTTATGGTATGCTTGCTGGTCTTAATCCAGCACAGGGACTTATCTTTATGCTACAGGCTCTTGGTGGAGGATTAATCTCCAAGGACATGGCTATGCGTGAATTACCATTCACAGTCAACGTTACACAAGAACTTGAAAAGATTGAAATCGAAAACATGCGTTCATCACTTCTTAGTGGTATTACTGCAATGGCTCAGGCTATTCCAGCAATGGCTACATCAGGCGGAGACCCAGCATCTATCGTAACCAAGATTGCGGGAGTAATTACTGCACGTCAAAAGGGTCAATCCCTTGAAGAGGCTATCGCAGGCGTATTCGCTCCAGAGCAACCAGTTCCTCCTGCTGGGGCGGCAACTTCTCCTGTTGAGCAGCCGTCCCCTGCTCCAGGCGCGGCTCCAGTAGGAGGCTCTCCAATGGATGCAGGCATGGCACCACCAGCACCACCACCAGACTTACAAACTATTTTATCTACCCTAAGTGGTAGTGGCAAGGCTTCGGGACGAGTAACAACTAGGGGATAAAATGACAACGCTAGTAGCGATACAAGGTGACGGTTGGTCGGTATTAGGATGTGATTCACGTCTTAGTGATGAGCATGGACGTTTTCAAATAGCAAAGACACCAAAGATTGTAGAAAACAATGGTGTGTTAATTGCTGGTTGTGGTTCCTCGCGTGCTAGTAACGTGTTGCATTATGGTTACAAACAACCTAAGCCTACAGTACAAGAAGATTTAAATACTTACATGACGCAGAAGTTTATACCAGCGATGCGCAAGAGTTTTGTAGATGCTGGTATCGACATGAAAGAGGACGGCGATGTCGCACAAATTGATGGGGGATTTCTCATCTCAGTCAAGGGGCAAGTTTTCTCGGTTTCTGAAGATTATTCTTGGGATACCGATGTTCGCAATGTATATGTTATGGGTAGTGGTGGAGATGTTGCCCTCGGTGCATTGGCAGCGTTGGGTGTGGAAAAAGTAAAAACTATTAACCAAGCAGAAACAATGGTTCGTAAAGCAATTGCTATTGCGATTCAATACGATAACATGTGCTCAGAACCAATTCATATTTTTAAACAATTTAAGTAGGAGGAATAATGGCAAGTGGAGGAATGCGCCCAGGTGCGCCACAGAATAACCCAGCCAATGTTTCAGGTACAGGCGGAGCAGGACAAAGCGGTAACTATACTGGCTTTGCCTATGGTCAGAATCAAGCAGTAAACCAGCAACGTGTAGAAGGCAACCAAGCAGTAGCCTCCACTCAGGCACCAGCGCCATCTGGTAATCCTTATGATGGTATTGATATGCCACAACTAGGGACACTCTTTGACCCAACTACTCGACCAAATGAACCAATCACCGCAGGTGTAGATTTTGGTGCTGGTCCAGGCAGTGAAGCACTTCCAAAGAATTTAACAAATGACAGCCGTATGGACGAGAATGCAAAGATTGCTCAAGAATATTTGCCAGACTTAGCATTTGCTGCACAGTCTCCAAATGCGCCAGATTCATTTAAGCGTTTTGTAAATTATCTAATTGAAAACGCTAGAGGTTTTAATAATAATGGCTGATGCTATGTGGATGCCTGGTAGTTTTTTTGATAACGTTGACAAGTTTGCGAATTCACTTGGATATCAAAATGCAGGTGTTGCTATGGAACTTGCGATGATGTCTTGGAATTCTCCAGAAGAAAGAGACGCTTTTATTACTAGCATTACCAATGCTGAGGTACAAGGCGGAACAGAAAAAAATTATATTAAACGAAAGTACTAGGGGGTAGGAATGTCTTGGTGGGATTCATTTACCAGCGCTATCTCCACAGCGGGTGCTGTTGGCAAAAACCTTACAGGCGGCGGTCCTCAACTTAATGAGGATGAAAAAAAGAGAGCAGACCAGTTTACTGCAAATGTAAAAGAAGCCCTTGCCGCTACAGATAAAGCGCTAAACGCTGACCCTACATATAAGTTTAAAAAGGAAGCGCTTAAGTCTACAGCGGATGTTCTTCTTAAATATGTTGCTGTTCCATTTGTTGATTATGTTTACTCACCAGTTATGCGTGGTATTAGCACTGCTGCTATAATGGCTGACACTACTGGTGAACTTTACAAACCAGGTGCTCAGTTTAAAGAAGGTTTTCAATTTTCTGACATTAAAGCAGCCTGGAACCGTACTGAAAAGGTAAGCGCAGCACAAGCAATAACTAAATCAATTTTAATGGTTCCAGTTATTGGTTCGTATGCCGACTGGGGTCTTTCTAAGGCTGGGGTTAACGTTCATGAAATTGATTTGTGGAGCGATGCAAGTCTTAAAGAAAACTTTACCGACAATACAGTTGGTCGCTGGTTTACAGGTATTGGTGATTTTGCTGTTGGTATAAAAGGACTTAATATTGTTGGCAAAGTTGCTAAAACTGCAGTAAAGACTGTTGCAAAGCCTGCTGGGTTGTACACTAAGGGCAAGACAGTTGACGCTTTGGCAGCGGACATGGAAACTGGAATCCTACATGCTAGTACTAATGGTGCTCAAGGAGCGCAGACTGTTTCAGGAAGCCAAGTGTTACTACTTGCGCAAACCAAAGACTGGTCTATTGTAGAAGACATAGTAACCAAGTATAGTACAAATGAAAAGTTAATTCCTATTATCCGCGAAGCATCAGATGCAAACGCGGTTAAAGATTTGTTACTTGCAGACAAGGGAAACATTGCTGCAATGCAACGTTTGGCTACTGGAACAGCAAGCCATAATCTATTTGATATTGCTGACGTAAAGTCGCAACTACGAAATAAGATGATTGAACAAGGAAGAACGTATCTTCCATCGAAGGCTTCCGCTACGCGTCTAAGTAAAGTATTTGACGATGCTATTAAGAGTGACCCACAGTTTGTAAAAATTAAAAATGCACTCTTTGATGATGCAGGGGATATAACTTTT